TTTCTGCTATTTAATTCAGATAAGATAATCAGACCGACAACAATAATCAGCCAAGCCCACCAGTAATCTAAAAATAGTTTCATGTCGGGCAATTCTATAATTCTTTGGAAAAATTCTATCATAATTTATCCTTATAGTTTATTCGCATTTAATCGACGTTGTAATTCTCTGACAGAATCAGAAACTGGGCTGATAGTTCCGTCTGGAGTTGTTCCCAGATATTTTTGAAGTGCAATAATAGTTTCCTTGCCAAACAATCCATCAATTTTACCTTTATAAAATCCTTTGTCCCGCAAGAACATTTGTAATGCCTTGATTACATTCGAGCCTGTCAATGATGAATCAAACTGCGCAGCATAGATATTTTGATTAAAGGTTTGTTTGTACTGGTGACTGATTACTCCGTCTTTACCAGCTGTATCAAAGTATTCTTGCAATCGTTTAGCAGTTGCATTGCCGAACTGTCCATCGACATTTAATGTAACCATTTGAGGGTTGTTGTCAGTGTTTCCTGAACCTGAACCAACAATTCGATAAAAATGATGTGGCAAGCGAGTACTCATATATGCATCATTCGTATCAACCGCAATTCCGTTGTGAGTGTAAGAGCAGTGAATGAATGAGCCATTACTAAGGAAAATACCTGTGTGTCCGTCAGAGCCAGCCGAACCTCCTGGAGTCCCTGAGATAAAAATATCCCCACGTTGCACTTCTCCACGACTGATTTCTTTCAGCTTTGTTCCTGACATCCCAAACAAGGTTTCAGTATTACCCATTGAACCTGATGACAGAAAACCACCGGCAATCATTGCAAAGAACACTGACGAGCTACAATCATAGCACTTTCACCCCTTTTTTTCATTTCATCAATTTGGTCAGCGGTATAACCCGTTCGTTTCATTGCATCTTCAAGTTCTTTAGTTGATTTGTCAATATCACCTTTTGTTCCTTCGGAAAGTGAATTGATAGCATCTTTAACTTTTTGAGCTGAGTTCTGACTTCCGGTACCGAACTCTTCCATTGCTACCTTGGCTTTGTCAATCCTATCTCTAAAATCATCTATTTTATCAACAGTTTCTTTTGGTACTTCCACTTGACCAAAGAACTTAACTCTATCTTTTGCTTCATCTACAGCTTTGCTTACGCCGATAATTAACCCCGCTAGACCAGCTACACCTAATGCGCCCACAGCCACTGGACTTAAACCAGCTAATATTGGAGAGATTCCACCAAGAGAAGCGGATAGTCCTCCTCCCCCAGCAACTGCAGCCGTCGCTCCTTCTGCTTCTGTAGCAATTCCTCTAAGGGCAAGTTCTCCAGCTCCTTTTGCTCCAATTCTTGCCAAACCTCCAGTAACTCCCGAAATAATACTTGTCAATCCACTCAAAGCTTTCGCTGTTGGAGCGACTGCGGCCGCTGCTATTGCCATTTTAATGATGAATTGTTGAGTTTCTGGGCTTAGTTTTGAAAATGAGCCTGCTAGATTATCTATTTCCTTAACAACTGGAATGATTGAAGGCAAGAGTTTTTGGCCTAAATCAATGGATAACACTTCCAAAGTCGCTTTAGCTTTATTAAAAGCATTCTTATCAGAATTATTCATTTGGTCTGCGAGCTTTTTAGTATAACCAGTCGCATTTTGAGTTTCTTTGGTTAAGTTGCGTAATGCATCTCCGCCTTGGTTAATCAGCACGTTCATACCTGTTTGAGCTTCTACACCAAACGCTTTAGCAACTAATGAACTTTTTTCTGCATCTGTCATACCTTCGGTATGTTTTTTGATGGTATCGAGCATATCAGGTAAACCGATATTTCCTTTTTTCCACTCATCGATATTAATGCCAAGTTCTTCAAAAGCTGCCGAAGATTGTTTAGTAGGTTTTAACAAGCGAGATAGAGCACCACGAAGTGATGTACCAGCTTTTTCGCCTTCGATACCATTATTTGAAAGCAATCCTACTGCAGCAGCGGTTTGTTCAACATTCATACCTAAAGAGTGAGCAACGGGCCCGACATATTCCATTGCTATTCCCATGTCTTCAAATCCTGCAGATGTTTTATTGGCTACAAATGTCAAACTATCCGTTACACGTTGGGTATTTTTCATCATGGATGCTGTATCTTCAGTCTTTAAACCAAACTGTTCAAGAATAGCAGTTGATGCAGACATTACTGTCCCGAAATCTTCTCCTGAGGCTCTTGAAGCATCTAATACCGCAGGCATGGCCCCAACGGTTTGATTGAAATCATAACCACGCTTAATCATTTCTTCCATACCATCATTGATAGATGAGGTATCAATACCGTATTGTCTAGCCCATTGTTTAGATTTATCTGATAAAGTATCCATTTGTTTAGAAAGAACACTTGCTGGTGTTCCATCTGATAATAAAGCTTGGATTTCAGTCATCTTACCATTGAAATTAGTTGCTGCTTGAATTCCTTTTGCAAATACGGCAGTGACTGCTACTGAAGCAGGAGTAGAAACAGAAGCAATCGAATTTAATCCACCGCTTACTTTTTGAAATCCTGTCGATAGTTTAGGTAACAGAGATGTTTGTTTATACTGTTCCTCTGCTGCTAACTTTAACTGTGATTTAAATTGAGCCATCTGAGCACTTGCTCTTGAAATGTCAGCCGCATATTTTTGAGTGCTAGAGCTTGCTTTCCCATCAACAAGTGAACCGTCATAAGATTTTTTGAGTAAATCTAATTGCCTTTTTATTATTCCTAGCAATAACTGCAGTCTTTGAGTAATACATATTCATTGTAATCTTAATGATTCCCCAACCATCAATGTAATAATACTTGAATATCTTGCGATCATCTTCATCTTTAATATTGTCTAGTGCTTCATTAATAAGCTGAGATTGTTTGGCATTCTTCTTATTGCGAATGATAATTCTTAAGGTCATTCGAACATCATGCCATTGTGCTTTCGTCAATTCTTTTGTCATATTCTAACTCCTGTTATGTTATAATAGTATTAGAATAAATCGTTTGTAAAGCTCGTTCCCAGCGGGCTTTTTATTATTTATCATGAGTATAAAGCACCAATGAAGCTTTCTTTTTGCCAATGTCAGACTTTGCTATTTTTATATAAGGTTTTCCTTTGTATTCCTCAACATAAAAATCATCCGTTTTTGTTTTGTAAATCTTTTTTTCATATGTATATTCAACAGTCAAATATCTAATATCATTCCAAACCGGAATATAAGTTATCGTTGTTGTCTTCCCTGTCGATACAACAATTGGGATAAGCGTAAAAAAGCTTGAGTTATCATGGCTGGTAGAAACCACACTTACTTTAACACTTTTAACTTTGCCGTTTTTTATATCGTTGGACTTAGAACAAGCTGTTAGTAGTAGAAGTGCAAATAAAGCTAATACACTAATTGCTTTCTTCATTCTATTCTACCTCGATTCCGATTCCGCCTTTTCCATCCAATACAAGTTTTCCATCTATTGTTGACATAACCCATATCCAATCGTTTATTTCTACTTCAGCATATTTAAAAGGTCCAGGTTTTTCTCCGTTATTCATAGCCATTACAATATCATTGATAGGAGAATACCACCAATCCGTTTTCCCTATCAAAAATTCATTTAGATTACGTTTTTTAAAATGTGCAACTTCTAGCAGTGTTCTTTGAATCAATGATACTTGTTTATAGGCTTATGTTTTTTGATTGTAAATGTAAAGAGTGTCGAGCTACACGAAAAATGTATAAAAAAATTGAGAAATCAAGAGAAAGATCCAAAATAAAAAAATATATTAAAGATAATATAGATTGAGGTGGAGATGAAAAAATTTGAATTATATAGCGCAGAATTCGTTAGCAAATATAGAAAACCTAAGTGTGTAATGAGTATTATTGAAGCTAATAATTATGCTGAAGTAATCCAAGAACTCGAAAGCAACGCAGGTTGGTATACTGGTGGCAACGGAGCTTTCAAAGTCGCCTATATTGAGGAGGTTGTGGAATGATTCTGATTATAAATATGATATCGTTCATAATTTCGTTACTATCAATCACCATAAACATTTGCATTATTTTAAATAGGAGAAGATAAAAAAGACTTATTGAACGCAAAAAAAGCCCAAATCAATGATATGGGCTTTGAGGGATAACAAGTTAACGTGATGATATGTCCATGCAAGATGAACACGGCCTAATTTGAAGTGATGGATAAGTTCTACGAGTGTATTCCATTGCTTCGATATCATTTTCAAAATCCCCATCAATAAGATATGAATCATTAACTTTTGGGCGATTAGGGCAAGTTCCTTTGTGTACTTCATGATAATCACTGAAGTCACCACTTTTATCTACGACATAGCTCATGAGTTAGTCCTCCTTCAAATAGTTTGTATTGGTTATACAATTTTATTTTAAAACTATTGCTAACTAAGTACAAGCAATATGATTTAAATAAAAGGAAATATAAAAAAGCCCAAGCTGACCAAGATTGAGCGATTGTTGTAAAAATTATTAGTTACTATTGAATGGTCACATTTATTATACCACTGATTAATTGATAACTATGAAATTTGATTTATTAAAAAATCTTTAACTATAACAAAAAACCCGAACTGACCAAGTTCGAGTTATATGTTCTAGGTTTAAATTTTATTCTTAAAATTTAGGTCTACTACATTATACCATAATAAAAATAAGTTATAACAAAAAAGCCCAAGCTGACCAAGCTTGAGCGAAATACGAATTACGACAACTTATTATATTATTTTCGGTCAGTTATATTATATCACATACTGAGCTAGGAACACGCTAAACTCAACTGGAGGAGAAAGATGATTGCAAATATAATTATCATAGCCTACGTGCTACTAATAATTCTTGGTATGTTCGTTACACCTTACGCAATTGGAAAACCAAGAAGTCCAATAAGTGTTGGAAATGCAACCTTTAATATATTGTTTGGAATTGCATTTCTAATCTCGTTATATTTTAAATTAATTAATTAGTAGAAAGAGGAATAAATAATGAAAGACAATAGAATCTTTTCCTCCTAAAAAACGAATAATGTGTATATTCCGTGTATTATTAAGAATTGCAGCATTAGTTGCTGGAAGTCCAAATCGTTCTGTTAAGTCAGTGACCTTGTCTTGAACTTCAACGAGTTCTTGTTTAACACTTCCATAACCCGTTGCAATTGCAGCAATTTGTTGATCAAGTGTCATCGGTAGGGCTTGCACTTCTTGAACTTTGAAATAAGTATCAACTAAGATGTCGTATGTATCCCATGCTTGGTCAGTTCCTAAAGATTTTGCATGAAGTAATGCACCTTTTTCTGTCCAAAGGTAAAGTTTTGGTGCTCGATTTCCAACTACACCGAAATTTTCGTTGCTGTCTTTAAAATCTTTGAGTTCTTTTCCTTCCAACAAAAAGAAGTGTTTTCCTTCCATAAACCGTGATTTATTATTTCCAAAATTATCAATAATTGTTCGCGTTTTGGTTCCGTATCCTTCAGCGATTTGTTGAGTAGTCAAAACACGTTGACCATTTAGTTCTGTAATTTGTAATTCGTTCATAAGATAATTCCTTTCGAGTGTCTTTTAGGACACTAATTCTTCAAAAAAAATATCAAGCATTTCTTTGTTGCTCAATTCCATAATTTTACTGATTGCTTTAATTTGAGAACTTTGAAATTCCGATTCACCTCGCAATTTTTTATAAATTGTAGAACGCACTATCGTTTCGCCTTCCTCATTCATTCTCTCAACTAACCAATCTACATTCTTCCCTTTTGTTTTCAAAATACCTAGAAATACATTTGATTTCATGATATACTTTCCTTTCTTTTTTGTATGTGTCCTTTAAGACACTACAAGTATAACACCTGGATATTTATGTGTCAAGAAAAAAGTGTCTTCAAAAACACTTTTTTCTTAAAAATCATAAATTTAGTTCCTTAAATGCTTTTTTTGTATCTTTTTGGACACTTTTGTGCTATACTATAGACAAATAAATAAAGGTGATAAATTAAAAACGTGGAAAACTTACTTAAAAATAAAAGACTCGAAAAGAAAATGACACTCGAGCAAGTAGGCGAACTTGTAGGAGTAGGGAAATCGACCGTTAGAAAATGGGAAAACGGTATGATTGAAAACATGGGGCGAGATAAAATAGTAGCCTTATCAAAAGCACTAAATATCTCGCCACTAGATATTTTAGGTTTAACTGATGATGAGAGTGTCGAGCCAATCATTGAAAAAACCATTCAAAAAATGAAGCAACTCGAAGAATCGCGTCAAAAAATTGTTCTTGATACTGCTAATTCTCAATTAAAAGAGCAAGAAAAAGAAACTGCGAAAGTTATCAGTTTAGAAAATAAAAAAATTCAACAGACTATTGATCTTGCTGAATTAGTTGATGATAGTAAAATTGATTGGGATAAATGGGTATCTTTTGAGGGAAAACCTCTTACAGATGAAGCCAAGGAAGAAATGAAACGCGTACTTGGTAAACGTTTGGAAAACAAAGATAAATAAGGAGGATTCTATGAGCAGACAGGAGCTTTTAGATTACCTCCTTAAAGAAATTGAGAAAAGTGGAATTGAAACATTTAATGCTAAATCTTTTCCTTTACCCGCAGCTGTAAATGTTGATGATAAGATTATGATTTATAATTCTGATTTAGCCACTCCGTTTGGACTTGCTCATGAGCTAATCCATATTCTTAATAATGATAATCATCGCGGAGAATACTTTGATGCGATAAATCCACAGGAAACCAGGGCAAATTATGAAGCAATTCTTCTTCTTTGGGAAATATTTGAAGCGAATGGCGGAAGTTATGAATACTTTAATATATTTGTAGACACAACTGAATCACCTTTTGAATTAGCTGAAACTCTAATCAGAAATGAATATATTGAAATGCATGAAGCAATTACTGAAATATTCGAAGATGAACTAAAAGTAAGTATCAACAAACAAGAAATGCATGATTATATTGTTGATTATATTAGTTATTTTGATGTAATTGAAACTGTTAGTATTTACGAATTTTTAGATCGCTATCATTTAAGTCATAACTTTTATAATATGGCAGAAAAAGAATTTCAAGAACTATTTGGAATTGGTTAAATGAAAATAAACGAGCAATGTCTTGATACTCGTTAAAAGCTAGATAGGAGAAAATTTATGAAAAATAAAAAATGGTGGTATTATGCACTTTGGATTTTTGCCATTTTGCTGTTCCTACCTTTTGTTTGTGTTTATGGAGTATACCGATCGATAATTAATTTCAAAAAAACTAAAAATTTGTTGTGGTTATTTGCTATCGTTCCTTTACTCTTTTTTGGATCAGCTGGAGTTGCTGGTTATGTTGGAGCTTTTACAGGAGATGGCAATACAAGAATAGAGCAAACGACATCTTCATCTTCGAGTAAAGATAAAGCTAGCAAAGAAGCTCAAACTGCTAAAAAAGCCGAAGCAACTAAAAAATCTAAAGCTGCTAAAAAAGCCGAAGCAACTAAAAAATCTAAAGCTGCTAAAAAAGCCGAAGCTGCTAAAAAAGCCGAAGCTGCTAAAAAAGCCGAAGCTGCTAAACAAGCTGAAGCCGCTAAACAGGCTGAAGCCGCTAAAAAAGCCGAAGCTGCTAAACAGGCTGAAGCTGCTAAACAGGCAGAAGCCGCTAAACAGGCAGAAGCCGCTAAACAGGCCGAAGCTGCTAAACAGGCCGAAGCCGCTAAACAGGCTGAAGCCGCTAGACAAGCCGAAGCTGCTAGACAAGCTGAAGCCGCTAGACAAGCTGAAGCCGCTAGACAAGCTGAGGCTGACAGACAGGCACAAGCCGCTGCACAAAGTGAGCAAAACGTAACTAATGCTTCTGGTTACACTAGAGATGCAAGAGGAAGATGGCATCGCCCTAATGGGCAATATGCTTCAAAAAATGAAATTGCTGCTGCTGGATTAACTTGGTAAATTTTAAATAAAAAAACTACCCTCAACTTTGGACGGTCAAAGGGTAGTGAATCGCAATAGTAACAGCTACGAATTAACGTGAACTATTACTATATCATTATATCAATTTTTGATGAAATGAGGAATTAAAAATGTATGTTGTTGCTCTCCCCAATGGGAAATATAAATTCTGTGAGCAATATGTCGATAACTTAACCAATAAAAGGCGTGAAGTATCGGTAACTTTAGATAAAGATAATCGAGTTACTAGAAGTAACGCTCAAAAAGTTCTGCTATCTAAAATTTCAAAAAAACAACACAACCTTGATAAAAATATTACTTCTATCACATTCGGGAAACTTATGGACGAGTGTGAAAGAATCTTTAAAAAACAAATGAGAAATAGTTCTCGTGATAACATGCTGGCACAACATAAAGTTCTTATAAACGAGATTGGTAAAGATGCATTAGTTAACAAAATTACAACTGTTTTTCTTAATAAGATGATGGAAAATCTTATGTTTGGAATTCAAGATAGATCAGAAGATTATTGTAATAGATTAAAAACTCGATTAAATAAAATGTTTGAATTTGCCATTGAACATGGATATTTAAATAATAATCCTGCAGAAAAACTAAAGATAAAATATAAGCCAAAGCA